TTAAACCAAATGTAGTTAACACTACAGCATTTAATAGTTTACCACCAAAACATAGAGATGTGGTAAATGATTTTTATAAAGTTGTAGAGTTAGAAAAAGGAAATGTAGTTGACAGAGTTGAAGCAGCTATTGATGTAGTTGCCGATAAACACAATGTAAGTACAGAGATTGTGTACAATTACATTGACAAGGAAACAGGAGAGTAATATGGCGTGGGTAACAGTAAACGGTTCAAAAGGAATATGGGAGTATGAAAACACTGCCGTAGTTACAGATACTTATAAAGAATCTGCTGACGGCGCTAGTATGTCCATATCTAATGGTATAAGAACTTTTACTAAACCAGGAACAAGTGATACTGTTGCTAACTATATGAAATGTAGAACTGTATCAGATAGTGTTGAAAGAGGAGAATTATCAAAAGCGTTCTATGACGCTGTATTTTCAGAAGGTGGCGGAATTGATACTATTGAGGATTCAGTAACAGACGCAGCTACAACACTACAAGTTTGGTTTGATGGAGCAGATTCAGGACAATTTACACCATCAGTTTCAGACGGCGATACTTTTACACAATGGACAGATAAATCAAACTTTGCTCACAATGCTAATCCAACAGGTGGTGCAACAACAAGACCTACTTATAGAACAGCTGTACAAAATTCAAAATCAATTGTAAGATTTGATGGAACAAATGATTGTTTAAGTATAAATCCTGTTTCGTGGGCTCAAAGTTTATCAGGCATGTCAATGATTATAGTATCAAAATTTTCTAATACATCTGGTACACAAACATTAACTACAAGTGACCAAGATGATATGGGTATCTTTATTGATACAAACTTTAAAGTATCAATGGCAGGTGCAAGTGCAGATTCAAGTACAGCTGCTGACACAAGTTTTCATATTCATACTTTAGTATTTGATGGTTCGCAATCAGGTAATGCGGCTAGATTAGTTTACAGAGTAGATGGTTCTGCTAAAACTTTAACATTTACCGGTACTGTTGGTGCAACTACAAGTGCTTCAAACGGTACAATTTTTGTAGGTTGTGATGACAACGCTGAGTTTATGAATGGTGATGTTGGAGAAGTTTTAATGTTTAATAAAGCATTATCAGGTGCTGAGATTTCAGGTGTGGAATCTTATTTGACTACTAAATGGGGAATATAATATGACAATCAGTAGTACAAATTTAGTAGATGATGGTTTTAAAGTAATTAATAAAATTACTGGTGCTCGTAACGAAAACGAAAAGTTGATTGAGTTAGATAACTTAAAAGGTTCAACTAACGAATCAGAAATATCAATTGCAAATGCTTATTATGAAATAGAAGGCACAGGCACGGTAACTTTGCAGTTTGATAATAACAAACAATTTATTATGAGAGGTATAGACAATTACGGTCTAAAACCTACAGAAACAAAAATAAAAGGAACAGGCGACATTACAATTACAACTGATACAAATGTAGATAAGTTTAGTTTAATGTTAGAATGTCATAAAGAAACGGGATTTAGTAATGGCTGATATAGTAACAACACAAACAATTTCTGATACCTCAGGTGTAAAGTTTGTTTCTAAACTCACAAACTTTTCAGATGGTACTGGAGAAACACAAGTAAAGAAGATTGACGCTTCAGAGGTCACTTTTATGACCGAAGATGGTAATAGAAAGATTGCAAAAATATGGTACTCAATTAACACTGCTAATAGTAAATCAGCAGTTGAATTGATATGGGACGGAGAAACAAACGCAACCGCTATGTTATTAAGTGGTAATGGTTATTGGGATTTAAGAACAGCTGGTGACGAGATTACAAATAATGCTACTACACCTACTGGTGATGTTCTATTATCGACTAAAAACTTTGCAAATGGCGACAATTATACAATTATTATTGAGTTTAGGTAATAAAAACATATAAATAGTTTGTACGAGAGAGAAAACGCATGAAGTTAATATCGGAAGAAATTCAAGACGCAGAATATTTGGTTGAAGAAACCAATGGTAAAAAGAACTACAAGATTCGTGGTGTCTTTCTACAGTCAGATATCAAAAATAGAAATGGAAGAATTTATGAAAATGATATCTTATCAAAAGAGGTAGATAGATACTCAAAAGAATTCATTGATAAAAAGAGAGCATTCGGTGAACTAGGCCATCCAGATGGTCCAACTGTAAATTTAGAGAGAGTATCACATATGATTACATCTCTAAAACCAGAAGGCAAAAATTTTATTGGTGAAGCAAAAATCATGGACACACCATACGGTAAGATTGTAAAAGGTCTTATTGATGAAGGCGCTCAATTAGGAGTATCTTCAAGAGGTATGGGTTCCTTGGTTACCAAAGGTGGTGCTAACTATGTTGGAAAAGATTTCTACTTAGCTACTGCTGCCGACATTGTTGCAGACCCCTCAGCTCCAGACGCTTTCGTTGAAGGTATTATGGAAAGTAAAGAGTGGGTATGGGATAATGGTGTTATTAAAGCAAAAGATATTGAAGAGTATAGAGAGTATATTCAGAGAGCAAAATCAATCAAATTAGCAGAAGCTAAGGCGAATGTGTTTAAAAACTTTCTTGAAAAACTTTAATCTTATAAATATCTATTAATAAGAGAAAAATAACTAGTTATTTTTAAAAAGGAGATTTCTCAAATGGCCGATACAGAAAAAAAGTTAGAGGCGTTAGAGCAAGAAGCAGTTGCTGAGGCGAATGCCCAAGCGGATGCTCCTAAGAAAAATGCTGTAGCGGCTGAGCCGAACCATCTGAAAAATGATGCGGAAGATTTAGGCGCAGCTGTAGTTAAACCAACTGACAGCAATCCTGACGCAACTAAAAAAGTAAAACAAGTTTCTGGCGATGCCCAACAAAAATCACAAGGTAGTGCTGACCCAATGCCAAAATTATCAGGTCACAATACTAAGTTAGAGGGTGCAGAAGCTGAAGAAGGTTCGGAAGAAATCAAAGAAGGCGAAATGCCTAAAGCTGCTTTAGACGCATTGAAAAAACATAAAGAAAAATCTGAAGACAAAGACGCTGAAGATAAGAAAGATGTTAAAGATGTGAAAGAAGAAGATATGCCAAAAGATGATGAAAAGAAAACAGTTAAAGCTGGTTACATGAAATCATCTTACAAGATGAAAAAAGAAGAAGTTGATGAGCATATGGACGCTTTAGTCGCTGGACAAGATGACTTATCCGAAGAATTTAAAACTAAAGCTGCAACTGTTTTTGAATCAGCAGTAAACTCTAAAGTAAAAGAGATTGCTGAACAAATGGAAGCAGATGTTCAAACTAATTACGAGCAAGACATTGCAGAAGCAAAAGAAGCCCTAACTGAAAAAGTTGACAGTTACCTATCATATGTCGTTGAAGAGTGGATGAAAGAAAACGAAATCGCTCTTGAAAGAGGTATCAAAGGTGAAATCGCTGAAGACTTTATCACAGGTCTTAAAAAACTTTTTGCTGAGCATTACATTGATGTTCCAGATGAAAGATACAATGTGCTTGAAGACCAAGCAGCTAAAATTGAATCTTTAGAAAAGAAACTCAATGAGCAAATTGAAAAGAATGTAGAGTTAAATAAAGAAAATGCAGTTAAGTCAAGAAAAGAAATCATGGCTGAAGTTGCTTCTGATTTAGCAGATACATCAAAAGAAAAGTTTGTTAAACTTGCTGAAGAAATTGAATGGTCTGACGCAGACTCTTTCAAGTCAAAATGTGAAACTATTAAAGAATCATACTTTGGTGTTAAGAAAGAAGAAGTGAAAGACGAATTACATGATGTGGCGGCTGGCGATGAAGCTTCTAACGAAGATTTATCGAAAGCTATGGCTGCTTACACTGCCGCTATAAGCAAAACAAAAGATATTAAGATATCTTAATGTTAAAACGGAAAAAGGGAGAAAATTAAAATGTACTTATCCGAAACACACGAAAAAAAATGGCAGCCTGTGTTAGAGCATCCTGATTTACCAGAAATCAAGGACTCTTACAGACGAGCCGTTACATCAGTTATCTTGGAAAACCAAGAAAGAGCTGCTAAGGAAGACCAAGCCTTCTTGAGCGAAGCTGCGCCTACAAACGCAACTGGTTCATCTATTGCAAATTGGGATCCAATCCTTATTTCATTAGTAAGAAGAGCAATGCCTAACCTTATCGCTTACGATATTGCTGGTGTTCAACCAATGACTGGTCCAACTGGACTAATCTTTGCAATGAGAAGTAGATACACTAATCAAACTGGTAACGAAGCTATGTTTGATGAAGCTGATACAGACTTCTCTGGAAGAAACGCCGCTGGTTCATCTGTTGATGGTTATTCATCTTCAGCTAACTCAGGCACAAACCCTGGTGCTCTAAACGATTCACCTGCTGGTACATACACAACTGGTACTGGAATGACTACAGCAGCTGCTGAAGCATTAGGTGATGACTCTGGTAATGCGTTTGCTGAAATGGCATTCTCAATTGAGAAATCAACTGTGACTGCTAAATCAAGAGCGCTTAAAGCAGAGTACACAATGGAACTTGCTCAAGACTTAAAAGCAATCCATGGTTTAGACGCTGAAACTGAACTTGCAAACATCTTATCTGCTGAAATCCTTGCGGAAATCAACAGAGAAGTTGTAAGAACAGTTTACACAAATGCAGAAAAAGGTGCTGCTACAAACACAACTACTGCTGGTATCTTTGACTTAGATACAGACTCAAACGGTAGATGGTCAGTTGAGAGATTCAAAGGTCTTATGTTCCAATTGGAAAGAGACGCAAACAGAATCGCTCAAAGAACAAGAAGAGGTAAAGGGAACATGATTATTTGTTCTGCTGATGTCGCTTCTGCTCTACAAATGGCTGGTGTTTTAGATTACACACCTGCATTAAATAACAATTTGAATGTTGATGACACAGGCAATACATTTGCTGGTGTTCTTAACGGCAGATTCAAAGTGTATATTGACCCATACTCAGCAAATAGCTCAGCAACACAATACTATGTTGTTGGTTACAAAGGTACTTCACCTTATGACGCTGGTATGTTCTACTGCCCATATGTACCACTACAAATGGTAAGAGCAGTTGGTCAAGATACTTTCCAACCAAAAATCGGTTTCAAAACAAGATACGGTTTAATCGCAAACCCATTCGCTGAAACTGGTGCTGCTTCAGGTGCTGTAAGTGCAGTAAATGACGCTGGTTCTGCTAACTCAAACAGATACTACCAAAGAGTTAAAGTAACTAACTTAATGTAATATCTTGTAGAGTTTTCTACAATAATCAAAAGGGCGGCTTTATGTCGCCCTTTTTTTTGGCCTTCCTCCAGGTTGGATAAATATAAGTATGACGGTTACAAACTCATACAATAGACAACCCACAAAGTTTGACTATGCTTCACCAACGCAGTTTAAGTTTCAACTTACAAAACTGCCTAAGGTTGAATATTTTACA